CATTGCTTCGAGTGTTCTATCCATGTCCATTCGAGTGTTCCCGTAAATGAGACCAGGCAAGCACCTGAATCGGAACGAAGTATAATCGTCGTCGAACTGAATGAAGAATTTCTTCCCGAGGTTGTTCGCGATTTTCCAGAGAGCGTTCCGAACAAAAAGAACTCACGACTGTAATTTTCACCACCAAACTCCTGTAAAGATAATGCCAGCAGCGCCGACACCGATAAGTATTCCACCAGCCACCGAATAGTCCGAAATCAGGAACGCCCCCGCAGTCGCAGCAGCCCCGCCGCCAATCGCGACAAAGAGCATCGCGAGCGGTCTCGGAGCCTCGACGACCTTCGTCGAGTTCCGGGCTCGATTCACCTCGTCCTGAAGGGCTGCGTTCAGTCCAGCGCAATGCGAGGCCGCGTGCTTCTCGCGCTCCAGGTCAACCGACAGCCGAGAGATCACCTCCCGATGCTCCGAGAACTTCGCCTGGTAGGTCAGACACGCGTTCCAGTCGTCTTTCGTGACCGTGACGTCCTGCGCGAAAACCTTTTCTGCAGAAGCGAACGAAACCAGAATGCAGAATAGAATGCAGGATAAACGAGTCACTTCAGATCCTTTTCAGCGCGACGCCGAAACTCGTCCATCGAGTCCGCAGGCGTCACCGGTGTTGCATTGGCCAAAGCCGTTGATTCTGTCGTGGTCGCCCGCTCTTCGGGAGTCGGAATTTCTGGGACAGGCGGTGAAGCCGGTGTGCCGTTTGACGGGCCAGGTGAGGCGCTTGGAGTATCCTTCGAGGGTTTCAGCCAGTGTACCAGCCAAAACCCACCGACGACGATAGCAACCCAGACCCATTCAGAAATCTTCCGACCGCGCTCGCTACGAGCCACGAGAACCGCCGCGAGCACGAGCCCGGCGGCGATCAGAAGATAAGCGAAGTTTTGCATAGGCGTTTGTCCTCGTTCCGACTGAACCTAACGAAGTCGCTCGCGTTGTGCAATTGCAAATTCAACCCGGTGTGTCTAAGGTGAGGTGAATAGCGACCGGCCTGAAAGCACTCTCTAACTAGAGTAAGCTGCCGAAAACTAAAGGGTTTTGTTTTGGCTACAATAGGCGATCTTGACCACAGCCCCGCTGACGCACCCTGGAGGCGGAACGAGAACGACACCACAGCCTCATGGAAGGCGTTCAAGCACTACCTGCTCGCCGGACCGACGCGCTCGCTCGTGGCGACATCAGTGGCGATGGGACACAACAACCCGCGGACCGTCAAGGGGTGGTCGAGCAAAAAGAAGTGGGTAGCGAGGACCGAGTCCTACGACGTCTGGCTGCTTGAGCGCGGCGAGCGAGACAAGGTCCAGGCGGAAGAGATCGCCGAGTACGGCAAGGACCTCCAGCGCATCTATACCGACACGATGAAGGCGAGCCAGGTTTTGCTCAAGCTCACTATCCACCAGCTTGCGAAGATGCAGGAGAAGATTCAGGCGAACAAAGACGGCGGTCCGGATGTCAGCCTCGGCGAATTGACCAAGGCGATCACGACAGCACTCCGGGCGATTGATACGTCTTCGTCGGCTCGTGGTACACTGCTCGGAGTAGACGCAATCCAAGATCTCTTGAAGGCTCAATGAGCGCAGGCGCCAAAAAGTTTCACAACGTGATCGGGGCTGCGAGACCGTTGCTTCGTTCGCTACAGCATCAGGCGTCTTCAGCGGTTGCTTCGGGCGAGGAAACGGCACCTGTTCCAGATGACCCGAGGCTCGCCCTCGCCGCCCGAGAATCGCTCCTTGCGTTCACTGAGTACACCTATCAGGCCGAACTGGATGCGGACCGTCGAGAGGCCTACCAGACGAACTTCCACCACCGGATTGTCGCCGACGAGATCGACGACTGGTTGAGCGGGAAGAACCCGATGCTTCTGCTTTCGGTTCCGCCTCAGTTCGGCAAGTCCGAGCTCGCATCGAGGCGTCTCCCGGCCTACGCGTTTGGCCGCAACCCGAACGAGCGAATCCTTCAGATTGGCTATACCGATGCCCCTGCCCGGGACTTCTGCGACGACGTCAAGACGATCTTACAGACGGACCGATACAGGCAGGTGTTTCCAGGCGTCCGCATCGCGACCTCGAAAGTCGCCGGCGCACGAGCTCGGAACACTCAGTCCGAGTTCCGCATCCTCGGGTCCAAAGGTCGCTATGACGCGGCGGGCATCGGCGGGGCTATCACCGGCAAGGCGAAGTCAATCATCATCTTCGACGATCCATTCAAAGACGATGCACAGGCTCAGTCTCCAAGCTACCGCGCAAAGGTGTGGGCGTTCTTCCAGAAGGTCGCGAGAACCCGCGGCACCAAGGACATCCGAATCCTGGTCATCCACACGCGCTGGCACGACGACGACCTGATCGGAAGGTGCCTAGAAGAGAACAAAAAGGCGTTCGGCAAGTGGCGCTCCATCGTGCTGCGATGCGAGGCAAGGGCCAACGATCCGGACAGGCACCCGCTCGACAAGCGAGCGCCGGGAGAGATGCTCTGGCCCGAGTTCAAGGACGAGGCCGCACTCGCTCCACTCAAGGATGATCCGGACACTTGGAATTCGCTTTATCAGCAAGACCCGAAGGGGCTCGAAGGTCGGATCTTCAAGGCGGACTGGATGGAGAACCGCTGGACCAAGCTCCCGAGCTTTCGCGGCGAGTGGATCTGGACGGTTGACCCGAAGGGAGGGAGCACCGATGCCCGGTCGTCTCGGTTCGTTGCGCAACTTTGGTTCAGGCCGGAGCAGGGCAGTCCACATCACCCTGCTCAGATAAGGACCGAGCCTTACACGCTCGGCGGTGAGCCTGGATTTCAGCGCCCGAGCACGAGCAGCGAGCACATCTACCTGATTGACCAACGCAAGGGAATCTGGGAGATTGACGAGTGCCTGGACTGCCTGCTGGAGCTCAACCGTGACCCGCTCTGGTCCCGAGCCACAACTCGAATCATGGAGAAGAAAGCCGACGGAGCCGGGCTTGCCAAACTCCTGACCAATCACGGCGTTAAGTTTTTGAAGATGGTCAACCCGCACGTCGCCAAAGACCTGCGCTGGAAGCCGACCCGCCCTTTCTGGCGTGAAGGATTCGTTCTGCTACCCTCAGACGACATTGCCGGGGACTGGTTGACAAACAAAGAAGACGGCTTCATTGAGGAACATCGGTCAGCCCCTTACGGCGCAAACGACGATCAGATAGACTGCTCGACTATGGCCATCGAACACTATTTCATGCCGACACCCGCAGGCGAAGAGGAGGAAGACTTCTGGGCCGCGTGGGCACAACTCAGGGACGCTCAATGAGAACCACAAAGCAAGCTGTTGCAACCGTCATGCAGTTGACCAAGGACTCGGTGGAGAACGCCTTTTCCGCCCTTGGTACGGCGATGGACAAGCACAAGCACACGATGCCCTCGGCTCGTGGAACCGTCTTCGCACAGCAGCAGATCAACGATCTATACTATCACTCAACGCTGATGCGGCGCATCGTAGATCGCCCCGCAAGGGATGCGCTCAAGCGAGGCTTTGAGGTTCGGTTCGAGGAGAAAGAACTGACGGATTGGGTCGAGTCGGAAATGAAGCGGCTCCAGGTGTTAGGCGCAGTCAGAAAGGCAGCGCGCCTCGCTCGCAAAGACGGCGGTTCTGGTATTGTAATTGTAGATGCGGGCGACGAGAAGCTGATCAATCCCGCACCTCAGAACGCAAGAATCATTCGCCTCCGAACTCACTCCAGATACAAGCTCGGCGGGAACGACGTAGAGCTCAGCTACGCGTCGCCGAATTGGGACAAGCCCAAGACCTATCGACTCCCGAGCACAACCCCTCAGACGATCCATCACTCTCGCGTGGTCCGTTTTGTTGGGCTCGACGTGGACGAAGACGTGCGGGCAAACTATCAGTATTGGGGCCAGTCGGTGATCGAGTCGTGCTGGCCAGCCTACGCCGACCTCTCGACCTGCTCCGTCTCGCTCGCCACTCAGATGCACGATGCGGTCTACAACGTCCTCAAGCTCAAGGGGCTTGCGGCGGTCCTCAGCCGCAAAGACGGCAAGGCTCTGCTCGATGACCGAATCGAGGTCATCAACATGGGCAAAAGCCTGCTCCGAACGTTGGTGCTTGACGAGGGCGAAACCTACGAGACGGTGGCTACCGATCTCTCCAAGCTGATCCAACCTTTTGAGATCTTCGCCCAGATCTTGTCGGCCGACTCGAACCTGCCCTTGACATTTCTTTTCGGCCAGTCGCCCGCCGGGTTCAATTCCACCGACCTTAACGCCATTGAGTCTTATTACGAGTTCGTCGAGGGGATTCAGGAGGACGAACTCACTCCGGGCGTCGAGCAACTGGTCCGTCTCATCCTCTCCCAGAAGGGGCTCCAGGACGAGCAGTTCGATGTCGTCTGGCCACCCATCGAGAAGCCCGACGAACTGACCGCCTCAACCGTCCGAGGAGCGGTGATCAAGGCCGACCTAGACTTGTACTCAATCGGGGCAATGGACGCGATGGAGATCCGGGCCCGGCACTACGGCGAGGGCTTCCAGCCTGACATGACGCTTGAGGAAGGAGCCTACATCGAGCCACCGCCGATCCCTGTTCAATCGA